CGCCTATTGGCGCGGCGATATCTTTTGATATCGGGGTTTCAAAAATTTTGATTTCGGAGCTTCGGAGTTTCAAAAGTTTTTGATGGACCGTGGACTGAAGTGAGGGTAATACTACCCTCACTTCAGTCGCACTTTGGTCCAATGTTCGGAAAATTTCTCAGCGGAAAATTTTTTTTTCTTAACATTGTTGATGAACGACCACGATAGTTGTTTAGGTCTCGGGGGATTCGCGTCTCGGGGTCCCTGCATCTCCGCAAGCGGAGCCTCTTGCACCCTCTCGCACTCATTTATCGTTTGTTAAATAGTAGTTTTTATTTTTAACCAATTATTCCATAATCTACCATCATTTGTACACTATTTGTAGTGACATTTGTAGGTTTAGCTGTGACGCAACAAAATATATCCAATTGTACTTCGGCGGCAATTGCTACAGGTGATTGATTGCTACCTAATACTTTTTCTAGGTGCATTACATTACAATATCCTGTCTGTGATGAATATTTCATTTCTGTGTTGCTTGCTCCATTGTTGTCTCCACATAATATTCCTAACATATATGAGAATCCAGTTTTTGTTTTGGAACTTACAATACTTGTTTTGATTCCACCAGGGTTAATTCTGATCTTTACCGATTTCTTACAATTCACTATTTGGAAAGGTTTAGGAGGCTCAGCAGGTTTAGTAAACGTATTCTGATCTGTCCCACCAGCAGTAAATATTGCATCTCCTGTGGTGTATATAGGTGTTGATTTGCTTGCGCCTTCAAATAATATAACGTCATTATTAGCTGTGTTGATTCCTCCGCCAAGCACACCTGATGTGTCGATTCCTTTTAATATAGTTCTTTGAGTTTTTGATAAGAAATTATTTCCTTTGCAATTGTATAAATATCCATTAATTGGAACATTATCTACATCATCGGCATCGTCTTCTAAACCTACAACATTAACAGTTCTGTTTTGAACTTTCATAGAGCTTTTAGTCTGTAATTCAACAGTTAATGAGTTTAGAGGAACGACATACCATTGATATTGGTTTCCATAAGCAGTATCGTCAGGATCATATTCAAATTGTTTCCATCGTATGCTGTTGATATTGCCCGCTGCTGCCAATCCTATTAATATTGCGTATAGTTTTCGGCTAACAGATTCGAATGTATCAGTTGCTACAATAGTTATATTAAAGAATGTAAGTGAATTACTATTCCAATTGGGATAATATGACCATCGTAAGCCATCATTTACACGAAATGCTGTAGCTGTGCCTGATGCTGTGTCTACCATAAGCGTGCTGAATTCGGTTATCTTAAAAACAGGCTTTAAGCAAAATTTTATCATCGCACGACACATAGCTAATAATACAGGTCTTTGAGGTAAAGAAGTGTGGCCAACTTGTATCGTTTCATATCGTGATCCAACACCCATGTCTTGTTTTGATACAAATCGATGTTCTTCGAGTGAATGTACCCCTGCCACAGTTAGTCCTAACTGTGTCTTTACCCTTTTGCCTTTTCCCTTACCGAGTTTTTTCTTAATAGATAGTTTTTTACTTACCTTTTTCGTTGCTCTTACCTTACCCGCTAGATACGCCCGTCTCGTTAGCGCTCTTCGAGTTGGCACCGTTTCCAACGAACGCTCATAAGCTACTATTTCTGCTTTTGGTATTTTAGCAATGTTTCTTGGTAAAGGCACCTCCATATATTTTGGATTTCGTGGATTATATGGTCTAAATCTGTTTCTATTCATTATCGCCATTTATTTTATTTTTTTAAAGAAAATTTTCGCGTTATATTTCTCTTATATCCCATCGATCAGCTGAAAGCATTTCTTGATTTGGTCTGAAATTCGCGAATACCACAACATGAGGCACGTTAAATCGTACTAATTTGCATTCATATTTAGTCGAATAAAATTGTCCATTCTTAAATTGTTCCATTACATCATATTGTACGATTTCTTGTTTCATTCGTGCTAAATCAAAGAATACTACTGGCTCGTATTCGTACCCATAGTAGATATCTGCTGCTTTACCTCCTGTAACATAGTAGTTTCGTTCTTTAAAGTTTCGAGCAAAGTATGATTTGCCTTTATTTCCTTGCATATCATAAATCCAGATAATGCTACGGCTATCAGCTGGGCCATTAAGCGTATCCATGAGGTCTTGTTGCCATCCATCTCGAGGGATTAATTCTTCTTTACCTACGCGCGATTCCTCTACCGCTCTGATGTAGGCGTGAATGAATCGTGGATACTTAGCGTACACTGCCGTGTGGTCCTCCATTAACTGGAGCCCGCGTTTCCCAGCCTTGACCGCGACCTTGACCTCTTCCAGGTCGTTTCTTTTTCCTAGTTGTCAGTAAAAAAAAAGTAGGTGATATCAAAAATTTTATTTTAAATATCAGCCCAGAACCAGAGGGGGTAGGCGCCCTTTCTGCCGGATAGACCTATACCTTGTGTCGTAATGGTGCCAAATTCTTCATAGTCTCCATCTTTTGAACAATAAATGTAATTATGAGAAGGTGTTCCTCTGGCTAGGGCTATGTGTGCGCGAGGACCAACAAAATTTTTCACTTGACTGAATCTGAGTCTTTTTTTGAATTGAATATAGCATTGAAGGTGAGGTAAACCACTTTCTTCGCCTATTTCCTTTCCTACAATTAGATATTGGATGTCTGATTCAATTCTTGTTCCTAAATCTTCAAGTCGTTGAACATCATCAGTAGTATAATTATTTATAGTGAAGCACCAATTTTTTGCACGTGACTCTGCGACAGACATATTCTTCCTAGCCGTCGAATATGACGTGCCTATTTATACTTTTTCGGAAAATATTCGTCGGAATATTTCCCGTCCGCCTATTGGCGCGGCGATATCTTTTGATATCGGGGTTTCAAAAATTTTGATTTCGGAGCTTCGGAGTTTCAAAAGTTTTTGATGGACCGTGGACTGAAGTGAGGGTAATACTACCCTCAC